TAACGGATTGAAACATTTCACTAGAGCTCCATTGAAAACTTCAATGGAAGGTGATTTCGATACTGGTAATGTAAGGTACAAAGCTAGAGAGAGATACGTTTTCGGATTCTCTGACCCTAGAGGTGCCTTCGCATCAGACATATAATAAATAAATAATTAAGGGGCGGAACATAATTCCGCCCCTTTTTTTATGCAAGGTGAAAAAATGAAGAAATTCCTCGTCCAAATTTGGGCTTTTAACTATCACGCTAAGTTTGAAGTTTTAGCAGAAGATACTGCTATTTCTATTGAACAATCTGTCCTTGACAAGCTGGGAGAAAAGAGTGTAAAATGGGACTATCTCGGAGAAAAGACTTTAGACCCACGAGTTAAGCGCATAACGTACGAGGAGGTTAATGATGACTCAAGACCTATACAATACGAAAAAGTACTTGGAACTAGAGTGGCAACAAGAGCACCTGAAAGACGGGAAGCATAATATCAAGATGATTGAAATTAATAAAAAAATTCAAGATATTATTAAAGAAATTGTTGCTAAAGAGTTTGAAGAAGATACTCTTCAAACAAAAGTAAACGACGCCAAGCCTGAAGTTTCGATAGCCACTTAAGCGCTGTCACAAATCATACATTTACCCAGGGATACCTTGCGCTCTACGCAAATTTCATATATATTTTAATCACTATACAATTTTTTAATAGATGTAGACGAGTATAGTCGACGGCCTAGAGGCTACATCTTACAAACTAGGAGGATAATATGGGCACAACTACATTTTCCGGCCCGATTAAAGCTGGATCAGTAAGAGAAGGTGCAAGCGCTAATGCAGGTTTTGTCAAAATGGCACAATCGGTAGCTTGGACTCAGACGGCAGCAAGTGCTGCAAGTACAGGAATAATTATTCCTGCCAATAGCCAACTCACAGCAATCACTTTGTATATTACAACTGCACCTGGTGCAGCTAATCTAAGTATGGGAACAAGTATAGCGGCAACTGAATTGTTTACCGCTTTAGCAGTAGGAACAGCAGCAGACGTAAGTAAAGTTGCTTTAACTAGTGGTACAATTACAGATATGGACGCGTGGACTGACGTTGGAACTTCTGATGTTACATTGTATGTACTTTCATCAGCTAATACAGCTGGACGAGGGATTATTACTGTAGAATATATACAGAATAATAATCTTGCGTAATAAATAAAATAATGTGAGCTCCTTCGGGAGCTCACGACAAAGGAGATAAATTATGGCAGGCGGCGGATCATTTACAAGTGACCAAACAACCCTACAAATGGATACAGCAGCTGTAACATTATTGAGGGCAGCTAGAACTAGAGTTACTTCTATTCAAGGTGAAGGAATAGCGGGTTCTCAATTATTATTACATGACAGTGCTACAACAGGAGCAACTGCACCAAGTAATCTAAAAGCGACCTATAATTATGGAACTGAAGGCTTAACAGTTTACGTTCCAGGTTCAGGTATTGTTTTTAAAGATGGAATTTGTGCTACCTTAACTGGAGCAGGTGGAAGCATCACATTAACAATCACTGGCGCGTAAGGAGGATAAATGGCTACTTCGGGAACTACAGCCTTTAACCCTTCAATTGATGAGATTATTGAAGAAGCGTATGAAAGAACAAATGTACGCGGGACTCGAACAGGTTATCAATTAAGAAGTGCTAGGCGTTCATTAAATATTCTATTGTCCGAATGGGGCAATCGTGGAGTTAATCTTTGGAAAGTTAAATTAGCTAGTATTCCTTTAGTTGAGGGACAGGCAGAATATAATTATACTGCTGATACTACAAATTTTCCAACTGATATAAGTGATATATTAGAAATTTATGTTAGAAACAATACAACAGCTACAGCTCCCGTAGATACAGCTTTAGATAAAATAAGTAGATCTACTTATTCAGCCCTACCTAATAAATTAGCAAAAGGAACTCCTTCACAGTATTATATTCAAAGACAAGCATACGTAAGAAATGCAGCCGGAACTGTAACTGCTTCTCCAAATCTATTTTTATATACAACACCTAGTTCTAGTTTTTCTGGAGCAAGTTATTTAGTTAATTTTTATTACATGGGAAAATTAGAAGATGTAGGTGCTTATACAAATACATCTGATACTGTATTTCGTTTTTATCCAGCTTTAGTTTCGGGATTAGCTTATTATTTAAGTATGAAATATTCACCCGAGCAAACACCAAATTTAAAATTAATTTATGAAGATGAAATGCTTAGAGCAATGGCAGCAGATGGTGAACAAACATCAACCTATATTACACCACAAACATTTTATGGGGATGGAGTATAATGGCTGGAGTTTTTGCTAGAGGTAAAAGATCAATGGCTATTTCTGATAGATCAGGAATGGCGTTTCCCTACACAGAAATGGTTAAAGAGTGGAATGGTTTTTTAGTTCACTATTCTGAATATGAACCTAAACAACCTCAATTAGATCCACGTTTTCATGGGGGTGATCCCCAAGCATTAAAAAATGCAAGACCTCAACCGGCAGCTGTAACTAGTTTAATTATGTTAAGTAATAATCCTTTTGAAACCATAAAATATGGAGGAAGTACTTTTGTAAATGTTTATTCTATTGATCATCAAAGAAGTACTGGTGATATTGTAAGGTTTCGAGGACCACCACTTGTAACATCTACTGGTTCTGGAGGAGCCGATGGGTATAATAAACAACAATTTGCTACTATACCTACGTTTGATAGTGTCAGTGATATTGGTGCAGCAGCTGGCTTTACCATTACCATTGGAAAGAAAAATTCAGACGGCAGTGTAACTACTGCAGCAGGCACTCTAGGGGAACCCGAAAATTATTTTTATTTTACAAGTACAAGTACCGCAACAAATGGTAGTATAAATGGAGGCGGGGATTATTGTTCCGCCGGTCCTGTAACATTAGGAGTCGTTAACGGATAATGGCAATATATACTTTAGCAAATTTACAAACCGATATTAGAAACTATACCGAAGTAGGAAGTACAGTTCTTAGTGATACTATTTTAGAAAGACTTATTAAAAACGCTGAACATACTATTTTTAGGGCAGTCGAGGTTGATGATGAAAGATTTTATTCTACTTCAAACTGTATTATTGGAAATAGATATGTGAGTGTTCCAGCAAATTGTCGGGTAATTAGATATGTTCAATTATTAAATGATAATGTAACTCCTAATATCCAGGTTTTTTTAGAACAAAGAGATGTTAGTTTTATGGCTGAATATTATAATACTCCGGCTACTCAATCAACATCCCTTCCTAAATATTGGGCTAATTGGGATGAGGAATATTGGGTGATCGCACCTACTCCTGATACCGCTTATGAAATTACCATGGCTTTTAACAAAGAACCAGTCAGTCTTACAGATTCTAGTAAATCTACAATTGGAACTTATATATCGAATAAATATCCTGATTTACTTTTGTATGGATGTCTGGTAAATACATATGGATACTTGAAAGGTCCGCAGGATATGTTACAATATTACAAAGGGCAATATAAAGAAGCTTTAGAATCGTACGCGATCGAGCAAATTGGTCAAAGACGCAGAAGCGAATACGGTGATGGAGTCATTCGCGCTCAAATAATCTCAAAATCCCCATCGAGTAATTAATTATGAAGGAGACAAATAAATGGCAAACCTAATACCTTATGCATTCCGTGGAGAATTATTCACCGGAACACATAATTTTTCATCTGGAGGAGATGCTTTTAAATTCGCACTTTACACTGCTAATCCTTATACGACAGCGAGCACAATTTATTCGGCAACTAGTGAAGTAAGTTCAGCGGGTGGTACTAATTATACTACCACTGGAAATACTTTAGGAACTAATGCAGTAGCTTCTTCAACAGCTGTTGCATCTTGTGATTTTGCAGATACTGAATGGACATCCGCTACAATTACTGCAGCGTATGGAGCAATTTATAATGATGATGTTTCTGATAAATTATGTGTGGTTTTAGATTTTAGTGGAAGTAAAAGTTGTACCAATGGTACATTTAAAATTTCTTTCCCTAGTCCAGCAACACCGGCAAATGCTATCTTAAGTATGGCGTAAGGAAAATAAAATGGCTTTGGTTATAAACGACAGAGTAAAAGAAACGAGTACAGCGACAGGAAATAGTCAAACCGTTTTTGCTATTTCTGGAACCGCTGCTACTGGCTTTGATACTTTTGCTGCAGGAATTGGAACTAGTAATACCACTTACTATTGTATTTTTAATCAAGGTACAACAGAGTGGGAAGTTGGCTTAGGTACTTTAAGTACTTCAACTAATTTACAACGAACGACAATTATTACCAGTTCTAATTCAGATGCCGTTGTTGATTTTGCTGCAGGTACTAAAGATGTATTTTGTACTTTACCAGCAAGTAAAGCGGTTTATTTAGATGCAAGTGGAGATCCCGTTCCGGACACACTAGCGAATAAAGGATTTGCGTTAGCAGTAGCGATCGCATTATAAGGAGAAACAGATGGCACAAAATTTTCGAAGATATACATACAACACAGTAGGCACAGGGGCACAAGCAGTTTTTAGCCCTAATTCCTACGATGCAGTTGTAGGTATTTCTTTAGCGAATGTACTTGCAACAGCCATCACTGTAGATTGTTACATCTATGATGGATCTAATAACATTTATTTAGTGAAGGACGCGCCCATCCCAACGGGTTCATCTTTACAGGTTTTGGATGGTGGCGCAAAATTCATTGTTCAAAATTTAGATGTATTATATGTCAAAAGTTCAGATGCGTCTTCAGTTGATGTATGGATAAGTGCAGTTGATGCAATTAGTACATAAGGATATTAACGTATGGGATACATTGGAACAAAACCTACCGCGGCACCTTTAACTTCCTCTCAATTAGAAGATGGATTAGTTACAGCCGCTAAACTTGCAACCGATGCTGTTGAAACAGCAAAGGTTAAAGATGTTAATGTAACCGCAGGAAAACTAGCTGCGACTCAAGATTTAAGTACAAAAACAATTACCTTACCAGCAAGTGTCGCTGGATTAGGAACAGGAATAACCAATGCTCAGTTAGTAAATAATTCCATGACGCTTGATGGAGTATCTGTTGCGTTAGGAGCTTCGGCGACCATCGTTACGAGTCCAACCATAACTTCACTCACTCCTTCTGTTGTTCCAAATACTTCAACAGCTGTGGTAATTGCAGGTACAAATTTTACCAACATGCCTGCGGTCGAGGCAATTAATTCAACAGGAGCTATTGTTGCAGCTGACAGTATTACTTATACTTCTGCAGCTTCGATAACGGCTACCTTTACTTTACCTGTTGATGGAACTTATTTTGTTAGAGTTGAAAATCCAGATGGTGTTGCAGTTAGAACTTCATCAGCAGATTTAACTGTAAGTGATGAACCTGCATGGGTAACAGGCTCGGGATCATTAGGAACTTTTGCAGGAAATTCTGCCATTGCTACACAAACTTTAACAGCAACGGACGCAACCTCATTCGCTATAACAAGCGGAGCTATTGCAACGCCTTTAACATTTACGACGGGTGTAGGAAGTTGTACTATCACTGGAACGCAAACTCAACATAGCGCTGCAGCGACAGATTCATTTACGGTTACAGCAACCGATGCCGAAGGCCAAACGGCAGCAAGAGCTTTTACAATGACGTGGAGCTTTACAATAGGTCAAGGAGGACAGTTTAATTAATGGCTACTACATCTTTAACAAGAACTATGACAGCAGGGGACAGAGATAAATTTACAGTTTCTGCTTGGGTTAAAAGAGGAATTTTAGGAGCCGCTGAATATTATTGGTCATGTTATACAGATGCTTCAAATTATAGTTCTGCCTTTTTTGATACTGATAATACTTTACATTGGTATAATAGGTCGGGGGGAGGTGCTGCAGGACAGCAATTACCTTCAAACTATTTTAGAGACGTTGGAGCTTGGTATCACATTGTAACTGTTTGGGATTCTGCAGCAAGTGCCGCAGATAGAATGAGAATTTATGTTAATGGAGATGAAGTAACTAGCTTTCTTGTAGATGGTAATCCA